TCACGTCGGCGTTCGACATGCCCGCCAACTACAAGCGCATGCTGCTCACCGCCAACGTCTGGCGCTCGACGTCGGCGCTGCAGCCGATGCGGTTCATCCCCGACACCGACGAGTGGATACAGCGCCGCGCGCTGCACTATTATTCGTCGTGGGGCGAGTGGACGATCATCGGCGGTCAGATGCTGTTCTGGCCGGTGATGGGCACGGGCGTCACCGCGACCTTCGCCTATCTCGACAAGAACTGCATCGCGCTCAACAGCGGCGGCTTCGGCGACAGCTTCCAGAGCGACAACGACAGCTTCGCGCTCGACGAGCGCGTGCTGAAGCTGGGCATGATCTGGCAGTGGAAGGCGCAGAAGGGCTCGCCCTACGCCGAGGACGTCGGCACTTACGGCGACGCGCTGACCAACGCGATGGGCCATGACAGCCCGGCCCCGATCCTCGTCGGGCGCAAGTCGATCTCGACCGCTTCGACGGTCGGCATCGCCTACCCGTGGCCGGTGCCGACGCCGTGAGCCTGCATCAGGCGTTCCGCCGCCAGCCTGTCGATCAAGGGATGGCGCAGGCGCTGGTCGCGGTCACGCTTCCGGCCCCCACGCGCGGTCTGGTCGAGAGTGAGAACTACACGTTCATGGCTCCCGGCGGCGCGGTGGTGATGGACAACTGGTTTCCGACCATGCGCGGCGCGAAGCTGCGCGGCGGCTGCATCCGGTGGAACGACCTGCACGGGCTCGACGCGCCGCTCTGGCAGAACGCCTACGCCTACAACATTCTGGGCGCGATGGCCTTTGACGCGTCCAGCATCACGTTCTGGAAGGTCGCGGTCACCCACACCAGCGCCGCCGCGCCGACCACCTTCGCGCAGGACCGCATCGCGCACCCGACCTACTGGGTGCAGACGGATGTGGCGTCGCGCCTGCCGGTGATCTCTTCGTTCGAGTACGCATCCGGCAACGTGCAGCACATGTTCGCGGCCAACGCGACCAAGCTGTTCGACGTGACGTCGAGCCCGCCGACGCTGGTGCAGTCGGGGCAGGGCTCCGGCAATTACTGCGCCTCGCAGCTGGCCAATCAGGGCGGCGACTTTCTGATCGCGGTCAACGATGCCGGTGATTTTCCGCTGCGCTACGACGGCACGACGTGGACGCAGCTGAGCGCCGACCAGATTAACGGCCCGGCGGGCAGCACGGTCCAGCACGGCAGGAACCTCGTCTATGCGTGGAAGTATCGCTCGCGATGGTTTTTCATCGAGGGCGGCTCGATGAACGTGTGGTACCTGCCGACCAATGCGATCCAAGGCACGCTGGCGCTGATCCCGCTGTCGGGCGCGGCGGCGAAGGGCGGCAAGCTGTTGTTCGGCGCGGCGTGGACGATTGATGCGGGCGACGGTCTCGACGACAAGTGCGTGTTCATGACCGATCAGGGCGAGGCCTTGATCTTCACCGGCACCGATCCGTCGGACAGCGCGAACTGGCGGCAGGAAGGCCGCTATCAGGTGCCGAAGCCGATGGGCATGAACGCCCATGTGCTGCTTGGCGGCGACCTGTTGATCGCGACCGTGGACGGCGTGGTGCCGCTGTCGGCGGCGATCACCAAGGACGCCGGGCAATTGCAGCTGGCGATGCTGACGCTGACGATCCGCACGACGTGGCGCGCCGAGGTGCTGGCCAAGAGCGCGCTGCCGTGGACGATGGAGCGGTGGGACGAGTACGGCGGCATGTTCGTGACGTGGCCGGGCGGTCTGGTCGGCGACCGCTACTGCGCCGTCGTCAACACCGCGACCGGCGCGTGGTGCCGCTTCGTCGGCTACGACGCCACCTGCTTCATCCGGCTGCGCGGCGACATGTTCTTCGGCACGCAGGATGGCCGCATCATGCAGGCCGACCGCACCGGCTACGACGACGGCGTGCCGTATGTCTGCTCGCTGGTCGGCGGCTGGGAGATGTTTCAGTCGCCGTCGCAGACGGCGGTCTGGCATCAGGCGCGGGCCTCGTTCACCGCAGGCTCGCTCGAACCGTTCAAGCCGCAGATCGCGGCGTGCACCGATTACGTGATCGCGCTGCCGCAGCCGCCAAACCCTGGCCCCGATCCCGGCGTGCTCGATGTCTGGGATCAGGGCCTGTGGGACGAGGCGCTGTGGGACCAGCCCAGCGTCGGTGCGCCGAGCGTGCAGAACACGATGTGGGTGTCGGTCGGAGCCACCGGCTTCAGCCACGCGCCGGTCGTGCAGGTGATGGTGGCGCAATCGGCCAAACCGAACGTCGAACTGATCTCGATTGCCGCGACGTTCGAGAAGCTGGGCGTCAATGTCTGAGGAGTGATCGATGGCTGACGCACCTCCAACACCCGCGCCATCACAGGCGATGGGTGATCTGTTCCAGACCTACGATCCGCAAGGCGGCGACAGCGGCCTGTTCGCGCCCGCCTACATCGCGGGCTATCAGCCGTCGCAGGCGGCGGTGGCGGCGTGGAACGCGCAGAACCACGCGGTGACGCCCGCGCTGGTCGATCAGCTGCGGATGCCGCAGGCGTGGCAAGCGCCGAACGATCTGGCCGGTGGCGCGCCGGGCGGCAGCAAGATGGCGGGCGGCCTGATCGGCGGTCTCTACGGGGCCGGGCGCATTCCGCAGAGCCAGACCTTCGGCGACACGCAGGGGCAGGTCGATCCGCTGGCGCTGCGCGCACTGGCGCAGGGCGGGCCCTACGACATCGCCGCGCGCCGCGCCGCGATTGCCGACCGGGTGGCGCAGAACGCGGCGGCGCAGGCCGCCTATGTGCCGCCGACCAGCGGCTACGGTTCGCTGTTCGGCTCCAAGTGAGATGCGCTACCTCTACGGCCACGACGAGATCGTGGCGCACTTCGTCTCGCAACTGATCCCGTCGTGCCGCGAGCGCGGCTTTCCATCGACCGCACGCGCCATCGGCGTGATCGACGACGACGGTCTTCTGATCGCGGGCCTCGTCTATCACAACTACGAACCCGAGGCCGAGATCATCGAGATTTCCGGCGCGGCGCTGCCGAAAAAATACTGGCTGACGCGCGAGACGCTGCGGCGGATGTACCAGTATCCGTTCCTGCAGATCGGCTGCCAGATGGTGTTTCAGCGCAACTCGGCCAACGACGAGCGATTGCTGGGCATGCTGGCGGCCTATGGCTACACGCTGATCCGGGTGCCGCGCATGCTGGGCCGCGACCACGACGGCGTGATCTGCACGCTGACCTACGAGGACTGGGCCGACAACCGCTTCAACCGGCGGTTCAAACATCATCTGGAGATGCCCGATGTACGTGCCGATGAGTGTGCAACAGAACGCGCAGCGTGACGCGATCACGCAGGCGCTGATGAATGTGCAGAGCCCGCCGCCGCGCCCGCAGATGCCGCAGGTACAGCAGATGACGCCGGGCGCGCCGGGGATCGGCACGCAGATGCCGCAGCCCGGCCCGACGCCGATGGTGGGCGGCGGCGCGGTGCCGTCGAGCATGCCGAACCCGCAAGGCGCGCCACCGGCACCGGCTTCCGCGCCGGGCCTTGCGCCGCAGATGCCGCAACAGCCGATGGTGCAGCCGCCGCAGCAACCGATGGGGTGATCCGTGAGCAAACCCAGCGCACCCGCGCCGCCTAACCCGGTCGATACCGCCGCCGCCTCGACCTCGACCAACGTCGGCACCGCGATCTCGAACGCGTTCCTGAACAACACCAACCAGATCACGCCGACCGGCTCGCTCAACTACGACCAGACCGGCAGCTACGACTGGACCGATCCCTACACCGGGACCAGCGTCAACATTCCGCGCTTTACCGCGACGACGACGCTGTCGCCGCAGGAGCAGGCCATTCAGGACCAGACCGAGGCCGCCAAGTACAACATGGCGGGCATGGCCAACGCGCAGTCGGCGCGGCTGTCGCAGTGGTTGAGCGGCAACATGAACTTGAGCAACGCGCCTGCGGCAGGTGATCCCAACGCGCTCGCCAGCGTGCCGGGCCCGCAGACGTCGCTCGATCTCTCCGGGGCCGCCAACCCCAACAACATCCAGTCGAGCTATGCCACCGATCCGAGCTTCTCGACGGCGGCAGTGCAGCAGGCGCTGATGGGCCAGCTGCAGCCGCAGCTGGACGTGCAGAAGCAGCGACTGCAGCAGCAGCTGGCGGATCAGGGCATCCGCTACGGCAGCGACGCTTACAACAACGCGATGATGCCGTTCGGCCAGCAGGAGAACCAAGCGTGGCTTGGCGCGATCACGGGCGCGACCGCGCAGCAGGCGCAGCAGGAAGCGATGGCGCAGGCCCGCGCCACGTTCGGCAACGCCGCGCAGCAGCAGGGATTTCAGCAGGCCGCGACCGCAGGCGAT